GGACAGAAGGCGCGGCCCATGGCCGCGCCTTCTGCTCGTCTCACGGGGGGTTCGACACGGTCAGCGTACTACCCGACCGCCACGTACGGGTCGATCCGCTGCGACGCGTCGTGCACCGACCGAAGGTCCGACGCCTGCGCCTTCGTCAGCTCCGGATCGTCCGGCAGGCCGACTCGCATCATCCAGTTGCGCTGCGCCACCGTGGCCTTCCCGCCCTTGCGCCACGACGCTGAGCGCTTCCCGGCCAGCGCGTCCATCGGTGAGTTGAGGATGTTCTGCTCGATGATCGACATGGCCAGATCCAGCGGCAGCCCGGTCTGGTGCATCTGCGGCTTCGCCCATTGCTTGGAGGCGTAGCTGGCCACACCATAGACCGGCATACCGGTGGAGAGCTCCGGCCCGAAGTCCCACAGGAACCACGTCGTCTCGACGCCGGGCACGAACCAGACCCCCTTGCGCGTCTGGAGCCACACGCTCTCGCGGGCCGCGAACAGGTCCACGTCGCCGAGCTCGCCGCCGGCCTCGTACTGCGGCCCCTTCCAGATCCGCTCCACGTCCTCGGTGTCGCCGAGCTGCTCCTCCTCCAGCAGCTCGCGCTCCTTGGCTTCGAGCAGCGACTCCCCGTCCTTCGGGCGCCATACGGACATGTCGATCAGCGAGGCCAGCTTGTGTAGCTTGGCCGCACCCACCACGTCCAGCACCAGCGCGCCCGGCTTCCCCGGGAAGGTGCGCAGGACCCGCCCGACCATCTGCTGGTAGAGACCGGCGCTCATGGTCGGGCGGGCGATGACGGCCACCTCCACGTGCGGCTCGTCCCACCCCTCCGTGAGGATCATGCAGTTGGCCAGGACGGTCGTCTCCCCGCCGCGGAAGCGGCGATAGATCGGCGCGCGCTCGTGCGGGTGCATCGACCCGTCCAGAGACTCCGTGGTGATGCCGACCCGGTTGAAGGCGTCCGCCATGGCCATGGCGCTGTCCACGGTCGGGGCGAACAGCACGCCGGGCCGCAGCGACCCGTCCTCGCGCACGGCGTGCTCCAGGTAGGCGTCCGCGGTCGCGTCGCACACGATCTCCTGGCCCATCACGTGGCCGAGCTCGCTCTCCGACCAGTCCCCGCGCGAGCGGCGCACCTTCCCGAGGTCGATACCCTTAGACATCACGGTCTTGCCGCGCACGTCGCAGAGGTACCGGCGCTCGATCATCCACATGATGTCGCGGGCGTAGGCCACCTCCGCGAATACACCGCCGAGGCCGCGCCCGTCCCCGCGCTCCAGCGTGGCCGTGACGCCGACGCAGGGTGTGCGGTGTTCGGGCGGCGTGTCGTCCAGACAGCCGTAGTGCCGCAGGATCGCGCGGTACGAGTCGGCCTCGGCGTGGTGGCACTCGTCCACGATCACTAGCGCCACGCCGTCGAGCTGGAGCATGCGAGCCGGGGAGCGCAAGGTCTGCACCGAGGCCACCATCACGTCCGCGTGGACCTCGTTGCGCTCGGCCTTCACGATGCCGACCGTCAGATCCGGGCACATCGCGTGCACCTTGGCGGCGGCCTGCCGCGCCAGCTCGTCCCGATGGACCAGGATGAGCGCCTTGCCGTGCTCCATCTCCGGGGCCTGATCGATCAGACCGGAGAAGATCACGGTCTTGCCGGCGCCGGTGGGCAGCACGACGGCGACGGGCGAGACGCCGTTCTCCCATGCCTTGCGGACGGCGTCGATCGCCTCCTGCTGATAGGGGCGAAGCCGGAGTGCGGCCGTCACGCCTGCCCCCATGGATCGGCCACAGGCACCATCGAGCGCCCGCCGACGTAGGCCACGCCGCGCGAGTAGGTGACGCGCTCGTGCGGCGAGACAACGGGCACGGCCGCGTAGTGCCGCGTGACGCGGCGTAGGACGGCGTTGAAGCGGTAGATCATGACTCTATCTCCTAACAGAGGTTTGCCTGCGGGCACACCGTAACATACGGCACAAGCCCTCGGCATACCCCTAGACGTTGTCAATGTCTCGCATCCTGGCTACGCTCTCGCGTATGACAAATTCACCACCGGCGGACACGCCCTGGCGGACGCGGCAGGAGGCCGCCGCCTACCTGCGCGTCACGCTCAACACGTTCGATCGATGGGTAGGCGCGGGCCGGCTGCGCCGGTACTACCCGGACGGCCTCCAGACACCGCGCTTCAAGGTCAGCGACCTGGACGACATGATGCAGCCACAGCCGCTCGGAGCCGCGGAGTGACCCGGCGGCGCACCTTCGTGTGCGAGAGCCCCGGCGCCCCGGCCGACCCGCTCGGCGCGTGGTGGTGGGTGCACGGCCGCCCGCCGGTCACGATTCGGAGCGTCGTGTCGATATGGAAGAATCCCCGCAGGTGGCAGGTGACCTGTGCCCTCGATCACGACTTTATCGGCGGCCCCTTCGCGCCCATTCACATCATGGTCGAGGGCGCATGGCGTAACGCTCTGACCGCGGCGCTGGAGCACCTGGAGACGCACCGGTGACGCCGGAGATCTCCGAGCTGCTGGCGGTCGGCGTGCCGGTCTTCGCGTGCTACCAGGACCCGTCCAGCTCGACCGGGTACGCGCTGCCGCCGGGCTGGCAGCACACGCCCATCGGTGATCCGGGTGCGGCGGACGGCTACGGCGCGGTCATGGGCCACACGCTGGACCTGGTCGACGTGGACCCGCGCAACGGCGGCGACCTGTCCCTCCAGCAGCTCCAGGCGGCCGGGATGATGCCGACCGTATACGCACAGGCGGCCACGCCGTCCGGCGGCATGCACTACTTCGTGGCGGCCATGGGTGTGGGCAGCAGAGACAACGTGCTGCCCGGCATCGACGTGAAGGGCGGCATGGCGGACGGGAGCTCGCGCGGCTTCGCCTTCATCGCGCCGACCGTGCGCGTCTCGAAGATCACCGGCGAGCCGGGCGCGTACGCGTGGGTGCTGGCGCCGGACGCCGAGCGTATCGCGGCAGAGGTTGCCGCGGACGATTCGGGGCTTGCGCTCGCGGAGGTCGTTTCCGCACTTCGCGCACCGCGGCAGAGTGCGGCAAACGTGCGGCAGGACTACTACGCGGACGACCCGTTCTCCGGGCCGGTGACGACCATGACGTGGGAGCAGGCGTCGGCCAACATGCGCGCCGCGGTCGAGGCGTTCAGCGCGCTGGACCCGGACACGGGCGAGGGGTTCAACGAGAAGCTGAACATCGCGGCCATGACCCTCGGCCACTACGTGCCGCACATGGCCTCGGTGGAGCGGGCGACGGCGGCGCTGGTGCAGGCGGCCGAGCGCAACGGGTCGCTGACCCGCAAGGGCTCCACGAACTACAAGCCGATGGGCCTGGCCGCGGTGCTCAAGACGATTGACTCCGGGCTGCGGGCCGGCATGCGGGAGCCGAACACGGTGGCCGCCCGCGCCGAGCCGGCCGAGGAGTCCGACGCGAGCGACACACCGTCCATCGATCCCGTTGACGCGCTCCTGGGGGAGTTCCTGTCGGCAGAGACCATCCGTACTATCCCCAACCCACGCCCGCTGATTCAAGGCGTGCTGGACCTGGACACGATCTCGTGGCTGATCGGCAAGTCCGGCAGTTACAAATCCTTCGTGGCCCTGGACATGGCCGCCTGCGTGGCCACGGGGAGGCACTGGCACGGTCACGCGGTCACGCCCGGGGTGACCGTCTACATCGTGGCCGAGGGCGCTCGCGGCATGAAGCTGCGGGTGGCGGCGTGGGAGCGGCTGTACGGCGAGATCCCGGGCAATCTATGGTTCCTGCCACGACCGGTGCAGGCCAAGCAGTCGGAGGCGTGGCAGACGCTCGTGCTGGCCTGCCGGCGTCTCGCGGCCGAGTTCGTCATCATCGACACGCAGGCGCGCGTCACGCTCGGGCTGGACGAGAACAGCAACACGGAGATGGGCCTGTTCGTGGACCGGGCCGACGACATCCGGCGGGCCACCGGCGCCTGCGTGATGCCGGTGCATCACATCGGGCGGCAGGGCACGGACGCGCGCGGGGCCAGCGCGCTGGACGGCGCGCAGGACACGGAGCTGCGGGTCGAGCGGCACGAGGACCGGCGGATCACCGTGCACATGGACAAGCAGAAGGACGCCGACGACACGGCCGAGGTCGAGTTGGAGCTGGCGGTGGTGGATCGCGGCCGTGACCCGGAGACCGACCGGGACTTGTCCAGCCTGGCCGTGGTCGACGCCGGCACGCTGCCCGCGCCGGTCAAGGTGCGGGACTGGATCGACAACCTTCCCGTGAATCAGGCCGAGATCATCGGCATCATCTCCGACCACTTCCCGACCGGCGGCACCGAATCCAACATCGAGCGAGTTCTCAACGAGCGCCGGGCCGAGCGCGAGATGCCGAAGATGGCGCACGGATCGTTCACCACGGCGCGAGGCGCACTCGCGAAAAAGGAGATTATAGTCAAGATCAAGAAGACGCAGAAATATATACTCGCATCGATGGATGCCATCGATGACTGACGATTCTTTTTGTCCTGATTTGGAAACGGCAAATGTTGCGGCAGTTGCCGTTCCATTTTGCCGTTCCATCCTAGGACGATTTGCCGTCGGTTTGCCGCAAATGATCAAGCCATCTAGCTGGGATTTGCCGCAAGTTGCCGCAAGTTGCCGTATGTCAGCGCAAGTCCTTGCCGCAGCCCCGGATATCTCTACATCCGGGGCGGTTGCGGCAAACGGCAAAACTGCAAGATCAAATACGATGTTTTTGGGAGTGGATCATGAACGAATTGACACCGAGGCCGAGCATCGTGGCCTCCATCGAGCAGGCGCGGGCGAAGGCTCGATGCGCCGTGTGCAACACGGAGGGCGCTCGGCCCTACCCGGCCGGCCCTCGCTGTGACGATCACGCACCGCAGTGGAGCGAGCACACATACCAGCGGGGCGACAGCGAGAGGGAACTGACGGCCGCGCTCGTCCAGGAGATCCAGCCGGTCCCTGATCCCGTGATCTTCATGGCCGCACACGAGGACGCCGAGCGCGAACTGCTGCGCGGCAACTCGCCGAAGGCTGGGCTGGTCGCGCAGATCGCCGCCGAGTGCGGTTGGTCGGTGATCGTCACGCATGCCCTTGCCGGCGTGCACATGGTCAAGGCCGTGAAGGCACACCTGCGGCCAGATCTCTCACCGGTCGGGGACAGGGTGACCGTGGACGTGGTCACGCCCGAGGTGGTGGAGACGGTGGCCGTGCGCTGTGCCCGCGGCACCGAGCGCCTGGTGGCCTGCTGGGCGAACGGGGAGCTGTCCTGCGGCGTGGCCTGGTCGGACGTGGAGCCGTTACGGCCCCTGCTGGTTCGCGCCCTGATCGCGGCGCTGCGATCATGAGCAAGTCCTGGGCGAGACGGCGCCCGCGCTCGCCGGCGTACGAGTGGTGTGAGCCGCAGGGCAAGCAACTGCACCGGCGGATGGTCGACGCGAAGGCGGCACAGGCGAACAACGAGGAGGAGTTCGGGCGCTCGTACCGGATCTACCGCTGCCCGCACGGGCCGCATTTCCACCTCACCACGCAGGGAACCGGTAGCGGCGGTACGGTGGCCCCATGACGTCATTCGCGTGCCCGCGCTGCGGCTTCGACAACGAAGCGTTCGAGGCGTACACGGTCCACGCCTTCGCGCACCTCTTCGAGGAGATCACTACCATGAGCAATTCGATCGATCAGCTCACTACCGCCGACCAGGACGAAGCTGCGGCCGAGCAGGGCGTGTCCGCCGCGGTCGGCAACCTTGCGGCCGAGCAGGCGCAGTTCCTGACCGACATCAAGGCGGCGCTGGCCGGCCTCGGCAACAACGACCAGGTCTCGGCCATCGCGGCCGATATCGAGGGCCGCGTGACCGCGCTCAACGCGATCGCGGCGCAGGTTCAGCAGGAGCAGGCCGACCAGGTGGCCGCCGACCCGGCGACGCCGGTCACCCCGCCGGCGGACGGCACCGGTGACGGCGCAGCCGACCCCACCGCCGGAGACGGCGTGACGCAGCCCGTCAGCGCCACGGAGACGACCGACTCGGCCGCGGCCGTCGCTCAGTAGCACCGCTCGACTACGAGCCCTCTCGGACGCTCCGAGAGGGCTCGTAGCATGTCCGGCATGAGCGCGTGGTGGTGGGGAGTCGTCGGGAATCTGGTCGCGTCCGCGCTGATCGTGATCCCGTCGCTCGTGGTGCACGCCTACGCCATCCGCCACTCGCATCGCAAGATCCGTGACGAGATCCGCGCTGACCTGCGGAAAGCCTTCGGGGAGCAGGATCCCTAGCCTACCGGCCGGTAGGCTTCCGCACTGTTACGATTCCCGGCGTGGGAGCATCGCTGGCGCAGAGGGCACTGACGGCAGAACGCCGTGCTCAGGCACTGCGTCTGCGCACCCGCGGCCGCTCCTACGAGGAGATTGCGGACGCGCTGGGGTATGCAGGACGTCACCATGCCCGCGAGGACGTTCTCCGAGCGTGGAAGGCTCGCGCCGCCGAGCAGAACGAGGAAGCCGATTTCTACATCGCGGCCGAGCTGGAGAAGCTGGACATGCTGGAGAGCGCGGCCGTCGCCGTGCTGGAGCGGCGCCATTACTCGATCTCGGCCAAGGGCCAGCTGATCTGGCACAACCCGCAGCCGGAGAACCCGTTCTCGCAGGAGAAGCCGCTGGAGGACGACGGCCCGCTGCTGGCCGCGGCGCAGACCATGCTCAAGATCGCGGAGCGCCGGGCGAAGCTGCTGGGTCTCGATGCGCCGAGCAAGAAGATCGTCGAGGTGACGAACTATGACGGCATCGACGCCGACGTTAGACGACTCGTGGACGAACTGGCCGCCCGAGGCCAAGATGCGGCTGCGCCGGGAGCTTTTGCGCCGCGAGTCGTGCTGGACGTATCCGAGCCCGCTGGAGCTGGGCCGGGCAATTGACCGGCGCGTCGTACGCACGCCGGCGCTGCTGCGCGTGGATCAGGCGCTCGTCGACCTGGCCGAGCGCAAGGGCCGACGCCGCCTGATCGTCACGGTCGGCCCGCAGGAGGGCAAGTCGATGACAGTGGCCCGATGGTTCCCGCACTGGCTGCTCCAGCGCCAGCCGGACACGCGCATCGCACTGACCTCGTACGCCCACTCGCTGGCCCGGCGCAGTGGGCGGGCCGTGCGCAACGACATCATCGATCACCCGAACATGGGTATCGCGCTGCGTGACGACTCCGCGGCGCAGCATGAGTGGCAACTCGACGGTCACGACGGCGGCATGATCACGGTCGGTATCGGTGGCGGTCTGGCCGGCCGCCCGGTGGACTGCCTGATCATCGACGACCCGCTGGCCGACCAGCGGCAGGCCGACAGTGAGACCTACCGCGAGATGAACTGGTCCTGGTGGGAGACGGTCGGCTCGGCCCGGCTCTCGCCGGACGCCATCGTGGTGGTCATCATGACCCGCTGGCACGCGGAGGATCTGGTCGGCCAGCTTCTGGCCACTGACCGTGACGCGTGGCGCTACATCAACATCCCGGCGCAGGCCGAGGAGGACCCGGACATCCTCGGCCGCCGGGTCGGCGAGTTCATGGTCTCGGCGCGCGGCCGTACCGCGGCCGAGTGGGAGCAGCGTAAGCGCGACGCCGGCTCACGCGGCTGGCAGGCGCTCTATCAGGGACACCCGAGCGCGCTGGAGGGCAACATCTTCAAGCGCGAGTGGTGGAAGATCCAGCCGATCCGGCACGCGCTGCGGATGAGCAACGGCGCCATGCAGGCGATCGGCTGCGACACTGTGATCATCTCGGTGGACGCGACATTCAAGGACTCGAAGGCCAGTGACTACGTGGTCATGCAGGTGTGGGGACGCCGCGGCTCCACGTGCTACCTGCTCGATCAGGTGCGCGACCGGATGGACTTCCCGGCCACCTGCGCCGCGCTGACGAACCTCGCCGCGCGCTGGCCGCAGGCGTCAGCCAAGATCATTGAGGACAAGGCCAACGGCCCCGCGATCATCGCGCAGCTCCGTACGAAGGTGCCCGGACTCGTGCCGTTCACTCCCGTCGACTCGAAGGAAGCGCGAGCGAACGCCGTAGCCGCTTTTGTCGAGGCCGGTAACGTGGAAGTCCCCGACCCGCAGCTCTCGCCATGGGTCGGGGACTTCATCGAGGAGTGCGCCGGCTTCCCGAACGCGGCGCACGATGATCAGGTGGACGCGATGACGCAGGCGCTACACAGGCTGCTGATCGGCGGCGGCGGCCTGGCCGGCTATGTCGGCGCCAGCCGTGCCGAGCGCCGATGACCTTGGAGCGCCGCAGCATCGGCAGGATTCGCGCGGAAACGTGCAATCTGTCACGTCGTCGTAGTAGTCATCACTCTGGACGCGTCCGCATTGACCGCACTCCCATTCGTCCTCGGGCGGAATCACGTCGCCCTCGCCTGCTGCTCATCGGCGTCAGTCGTGCCGAGCGCCGCTAGCAGTCGGTGGACCTCCTGATCGAGCGTCCACCGCTCGGCGTCGCCGGTCTGGTCTGGATCGGTCAGTGCGGCGATGAACGCCTTTGCTGCCTTGACCACGGGTCGGACGCGCAGGCCGTCCGCGATGAACTGTGTTTCGCGTGCGCGGTAGCTGGCAACCAATGACTCCAGCTCGGCGATGCGTCGCGCACACTCGTCGTGCTCAACCTCGGGCGGGATCATGTTGCCCTCGCCTGCTGGAGCCGCTGGACGGCCTGCCGAAGTGGCTCGTAGTGCTCGGCGAACGTCGCGTCCGCGCCCATGGCCACGAAGATCTCGGCCGCCTCGCACACGGCCTTCTCGGCCTTCTCGATGTCGGCCGCGATCAGGTCGAAGTACTTCCCGCCGTCAGTCATCGGCTTCTTCGTCCAGTTCGCACGGGGTGACCTGCCGTTCGCCGCCGGATCGGCCGCCCCACTGGGCCACCTGCCGTTCTTGATAGTCCTCCCATGCAGCCTCGGCCAGTGCCTCGGTCGAATAGGCGCCGATGACCGTGTTCGCCTCGTACGCGTAGTAGCTGCTCAGCACGAAGATCTTCACGGCCGTGCCTCCATCCACCTGGCGAACGCGTAGAGCGCCACGATCGGCGCCATGATCCATACGAAGATCATCGCGTCACCGCGCAGCAGCTCGGCGCCGGGCGCGGCGGAACGCTCGGCACACTGCCGACCGCCGACCGCAGGATGCCGGTCAGCAGCCCGGCCAGCGCGAGGGCGGCGAGCAGGAACGCGAGCATGGCCAGCTCGGCGCGGGTCAGGGTCATGGCTTTATCCTCTTTTTCCTAAAGGCTGCTGACGGCGAGCGCGACGACGGCGAAGATCAGAATGCCGATGACCAGCAGGCCGCCGCACCCGAAGCTTGCACCACCGAAACGAAATCTCATGCCGTGGACGGTAGCACAACCTCTGTGAGACTTCTGTGAGGAGTCGCTAACACTTCTTCTTCGCCGGCTTCGCCTTGTGCGTATGCGGATTGGCGTGCGAGCGCTTCGCCTTGTGCTTCTTCTTGGCCGCTGCTGCCGCGGCCAGCTGCTTGCGGATCGACTTCTCGGCGGCGATCAGGATCGAGGCGGGCAGCGGCGCGGCCTTCTTGGTCGCCGGCGACTTGGCGTTGTGCGCGCGCGTCTGCGCCGCCTTCTTCGCCGCGATCACGTGCGCTTTGTGCGCGGCGGCCTGCTGCGCCTTCGTCTTCGGTGCGGCGGCCGGCCTCGGGTGCGCCTTGAGCTGCGCCGCGCGTGCCGCCTTCTTCTGCGCGGCGATCTTGACGGCGGTCGCGATCTGCGCCTTCGTCGGCGGGTGCGCCCGCAGTCGCTTCTCGGCCAGCGCCTTGACCTTGGCGTTCGTCGCCTTCGCCTTCGCGCTGGCCTTCGCCTTTGCCGCCTTGCTGCGCACGGTGCCGTGCGGGCAAGGATGGTGCGGGTTGGGCGAGCAGTGACACGTCTTCGCCTTCGTGGTGGAGTGCGGCGGCGTCGTCACCTTGCGCCTTACGACCGTGGTCATGCTGACCAGCGTAGGCGCTACGCTGTGCGCAGCCACGACGATCAGGAGCCGCGCAATGAGCCGTAGGTCCAACCGCGCCCGCGGTCGCGCGGCCACGTCCGCCGACATCGAGAAGGCCGTCTCCAACGCGCTCGCGCGGATGAACCTGCCTGGCACCGGCACGATCCAGGTCCGTACCGAGGGCCAGCAGCGCCAGCAGAGCATGGTGGACAGCGACGGCATGAGCGCGCTGGCCCGCTACGTCTCCACGCCGATGCCGCGCGATCCCCGTGACCTCGTGCCGTTCGGTCCGTCGCACCCGCTCACCCCGGTCGGCATCGACCCCTCGCGCCCGGACACCGGCCGACCGATGCCGCGCATCTCCGAGTACGACGTGGCGGACAACCTGCCTGGCGTCGGGGATCACCATCACGTCGCCTGGCACGTGCTGCGCAACGCGGCCAACGTGGTCGACATCATGCGGCGCTGCATCGAGCTGCGCAAGGACCACGTGGCGCCGCTCAAGTGGGCGTTCACCGTCTCCCCGCAGGCCGTGGCCGCGGCGTACGACAAGAATCCGAACGCCGGCAAGTCCGACCTGGAGCGCGAGCTGCGCGAGCAGTTCACGCCCGAGATCAACCGGCTGACCGAGTTCTGGCAGAAGCCGTGGAAGACCAACGGGCTGAACTTCGCGCAGTGGACGCGCGGCATGATGGAGCAGCACCTCGTCTATGACGGCGTGTGGGTGTACCCGGAGACCTCGCTCGGCGGGGACTTGCTGGCCCTCAACCTGATCGACGCGCCGACCATGAAGCCGCTGCGCGACGAGCGGGGGCAGACCCCCATGCCCCCCTATCCGGCCTACCAGCAGATGCTCTACGGCTTCCCGCGGGGCGAGTTCACGGCCACGGTCGAGGACGACGGCACGTATCTGACCACGCCGAACGCCTACCTGGCCGACCAGATGTACTACTTCCGGAAGAACTTCCGGGTGGAGTCCATGTATGGCATGTCACCGACCGAGAACGCGCTGATCTCGGCCCGGCTCTACCTCAAGCGCCAGGGCTGGATGATCTCCGAGTACGACGACGGCGTGGTGCCGGAGATGATCATCAAGGCGACCGAGACGCTGAGCCTCACGCCGAAGGAGCGCCGCGAGTACGAGGACACGTTCAACGATGATCTGACCGGCCAGACGCCGACCCGTCACCGCGCCAAGTTCCTGTTTCCCGGCACCGAGCCGGTCCTACTGCCGAGCGTGGACGAGCGCTACAAGTCCGATTACGACCTGTTCCTGATCAAGCTGGTCGCCTCGCACTACGGCGTGTCGATGACCTCGCTCGGCTTCACCGAGTCCAAGGGTCTCGGCTCGGCGGGCATGCACGAGGCGCAGGCCGACAGTGAGGAGATCGCCTCGATCGACCCGGACGAGGACATGATCGCCTCGCTGGTCAACGAGCTGTCCCACCTCTACGTCGGCTGTCCGCCCGAGGTCGTGTTCACCTACGTCAGCGACGAGGGCGACGACACGCTCCAGGGCGAGCAGGCCTACCAGATCCTGCTGAACAGCGGGCAGGCCACGATCAACGACGGCCGGCGCCGCCTCGGCCAGCCGATCTTCAACATCCCCGAGGCGGACATGCCGTTCATCCTCGGCGGCACGAACGGCGTCACGTTCCTGGAGGGCAGCTTCGCCTCGCAGCAGGCCGGGCGGCAGATGGCGGCCAACGCCGCGAGCACCGGGCCGGACGGCCAGCCGGGCACCGGCGACGGCAAGCCGACCGCGCCCGGCAACGCGGGCAGCGACAACGACGCCGATCCACAAAGCGGTGCACAGCCTGTGGAGAAGTCCTACGCCGGACCGGATCACGACATCGCCATGGCCGTGCACAAGCAACTCCAGGACGACTACCCGCCCGAGGCGATGACGTGGATCAAGGCGGCGCACTGGCGCGGCCCCATCTCCGTCCCGTTCGGTCACCTGGACACGCAGGCGCGCGACTCATGGGCGGCCAGCCACGAGCCGGAGCGGGTGGCGCACTTCGCCAAGCGGCAGAAGCAGGGCAAGGCCAAGCCCGCCGTTCTGGTCCAGAAGCCGGGCAGTGACCTGCTCACCGTGATCGACGGCCACCACCGCGCGCTCGCGGCCGAGCGTAACGGCATGCCGCTGCTGGCCTACGTCGGCAAGGTCGGCGCCAAGGCCGGAGCGTGGGACGAGATGCACGCCAGTCAGATCCACGACAACGGCGCGTCCGTCGAGCCGGTCAGCGCGCCGCCGGCTGCCAGCAAGGCGTACGGGGACCTGGAGCTGCGCCGGGCCGAGCGCGCCGCCTATCGCCGCTTCGCCGCGAAGCGCGCCCGTGGCCGCGAATTCGTCTTCAAGCACCACGACGCGGCCGAGGTGGCCGAGATCGTCAAGGCGGCAGGCGGTGAAGCCGGTGGCGACCCGGACCCAAAAGCACCGGCGCCCGGCCTGCCGACGCCGCCACCGGACAGCCGCTGGCCGGGTTGGCTGCTGGACACGGCACTGGCCACGCTGCTGGCGGACAGGATCCGCCAGCTGACGATCGCTGGAGTGGATACCTCCGCACTCTCTGATGCGTTCGCGCGCTGGTCCAGGGCGTGGCGCAAGGGTGATCCGGTGCCGAACATCGCGTCCTGGCTCTCGCAGCAGGACTTCGCCATCTCGGCCGGCCTCGGCCAGGCGATCCGCGAAGGGCTCGCCGAGGCGTACGCCATGGGCGTGCTGTCCGCGCAGGCAGCGCTGTCCGAGGCGAATCCACGCGATCCGCTGCGCATCGAGATCAACTGGCAGGGATGGAAGCCGGGCAACGTCCGCGCCGCACGCCGCATCTTGTCCGAGAACGGCGCCGAGGTCGGCCTCCAGAAGCTGCTCGATCAGGCGAATGTGGTCATCTCGCGGATCTCGGCTAACCGACTGGACGAGGTGGCCGCCGTGCTCGCGGACGGGCTGGAGGAGGGCAAGACGCCGCAGCAGATCGCGCTGGCCCTGCGCGGCGTGCTCGATGATCGTGTATGGGCGCTGACGGTCGCCTGGACCGAAACGAACCGCGCACAGTCCGCCGCAGCGCTCGATCAGTACCGTGCCGCCGGCCGGACGGCCAAGGAGTGGATGACGGCCAACGATCAGCGTGTCTGCCCGATCTGCATGGGCAACGAGATGGACGGTCCGATCCCGCTCGATGCGGACTTCTCCAGCGGCGAGCAGCACCCGCCGGGGCATCCCCGGTGCCGATGCAGTCTTATCCCCGGCCTCGCGCCATCTGTGGCCAAGTCCGCGCGTGCCATCGCTACCGGCAACGAGGCGAACACTGAGCGCCTGCACCGCTACTGGACCCGCGGGCCCGGACTCGGCAAATGGTTCGGTCACGTGCACCCGTGGACCGCACTGCGTGACCACTTGTCACAGTTCATGGACCTTGACGAGGCCAACCGAACGGCCACAGTCTGGTTCCACGAAGTTACTGGGACATATCCGAATACCGGCGGCCACCATCATTAGCGCTACGATCACCGCAGCCGACACGAGCAGGAGATAGGCATGCCTAAGCTGGCCGACGCCGAGCAGCGCACCGAGGACACCACGAGCGCCTATTTCGGCGACATCGTCAAGTTCAGCCGCAACGCGGACGGGGACCTGGAGGTCTTCGGCAAGGCCACCGGCAGCGACCTGGACGACGACGGCCAGCGCATGAGCGCCGCGTTTCTGGAGAAGGCCATGCCGGCGTGGATGGCCTTCGGAAATGTCCGCGAGCAGCACGCGAAGATCGCGGCCGGCGTCGGCAAGGTGCTGGAGAAGACGGAGGGCGGCGACTGGATGCTCAAGTCGCTGTGCACCGACCCGGTCACCGCACACAAGATCGAAACCGGCACGCTCAAGGGTTACTCGATCAACGTCCGTAACGCCCGCGTGACCAAGGGCACGCCGAGCGCGCCGAACGGCGAGATCATCGACGGCGTGATCGCGGAGATCAGCTACGTCGACCGGCCGTGCCTGCCGACCGCTACCATCTCGATCTGCAAGGCCGCCGCCTCCGGCGACCTGGAGCCGGTCGACGTGGCTGACGCCGTGCACGAGGAACCGGAGAACGACGGCAAGCCGGTCGAGAAGGCGAAGCGGCGCACGATCGCGGACCTGGAGAAGGCTCTCGGTGAGACGAACGGCGCCGTGGCCGAGCTGGCCAAACTCGTGAGGACGCTGGCCAAGCGCAAGTACACGCAGGCACAGCGCGACGACGCGGCCGACGACGGCAGCGCGATGCCGGACGGATCGTTCCCGATCAAGACGAAAGACGACCTGGCGAACGCGGTCAAGCTGGCCGGCAGCGCCAAGGACCCGAAGGCTGCGAAGGCGCACATCAAGCGTCGCGCCAAGGCGCTCGGTGCCGCCGACGCGATTCCGGACACGTGGAAGTCGGCCAAGCCGGGGGCGCCCGAGGACGGCACGACCGTCGTGGCCAGCCTGGACAAGGCGGCCATGTCCGCTATGATCGTGGACGCAACCGAGGTTGCGGTGGAGAAGGCCCTGGCGAAGTCGGGCGAGGCGCACAAGGCGGAGATCAGCGATCTCCGCGCGCAGCTCGAAAAGGTCTTGGCGCTGCCGCGAGCGGGAGCGCCCGTCATCGTGGGCCCGTCTCCGCGCGCGCAGGTTCAGACCATGTCCCGCCGGGATGAGTACCTGGAGAAGGCGCAGCGCGCCTCCGATCCCGCGGCGAAGGAGTCCTGGCTGCTGCTCGCCGGCAAGGAGCCCGCTAACTCCTAGCCCGAAGGGGCACCCACCATGCCAGTACTTGAGGACAATGAGGTCGGCCAGGTCGACATCCTCACCAAGATGTTCGGCGGCCGGTACAAGGGCGCAGAGCGCCGCGCGCAGGCCCTCGGCACCTACCAGGACCTGATGAAGGCCAGCTACGCGGAGACCGACGCCGGTGGCGTGACGTGGTCGCCGCAGGGCGAGGTGCACCAGCGCACCCTCCAGAAGGGCATGCGCGCCAAGGGCAGCAAGGCGGCCGTCGCGCGGTTGGAGTCGATCGAGAAGGCGCTCGGCGACGGCGACCAGCAGGCCGCGCTCGCGCAGGAGATCGCGGCCTTCCGCAGCGACTTCTACCAGTCGATCGAGAAGGACTGGACCCCGACCAACCCGGTTGGCGGCACCGGCCTGACCGCGTACGACCTGGAGCCGCAGGCGAAGGTGCTCGTGCCGCTGTACACGCCGCTGATCAACTCGATTCCGCGTGAGCACGGCCAGGGCAACGCGCGCAAGTTCAAGCGCATCGACAGCTTCACCAACGCCGGCATCCCCGGTGGCGCGGCGTCGTCCCTGCCCTTCTTCAACTCGCTGACTACCACCACCACGTGGGGTCCGACCGGAAACGTTACCCTCGCCCGGCCGCCGAAGATCGCCTACACGGGTTCCGACTGGACGGTCAGCTACGTCGAGCTCGGTATGTCGGACTCGGTGGACTTCATCACGCAGTTCGAGGGTCTCGGCTTCGACGACGTGCGCGGCCTGTCCCACACGGCGCTGCTCTACGCGCACAAGATGGGCGAGGAGCGCGCGGCGCTCTATGCCCGCGGCGCGACCCCGGGCGGCTACTCCGGCATCGTGGCCGCACCGACCGGCATCGCGGCGGCCGTCTCCACCACCGGCGGTTTTCTGACCGCGCAGGCGGGCGGCTACTTCATCTATGTGGCCGCGAACACGGGCCAGGGGTACTCGGCCGTCTCCACCGTCGTCAACTCGGCCGCGGTCACCGGTACCACGTCCTCGATCACGGTCACAGTCGGCACCGAGCCGACCGGAGCCCTGACCTACGACCTGTACGCCGGCGTCACGACCGGCATCGCGAACGCTCACTACCAGGGCACCTTCGCGGGCACGCCGTTCGTGTGGACCACCTACAATTCCTCGGGCGCGGTCATCGCCGGTACGGACACGTCGTTCAGCACCGCCGCGTACGACGGCTTCTTGACGATCCAGAGCAACCCGGCGTTGACCGGCTACCTGCGCCGGGTCAACGCGCCGCTGTCCACCAGCTCCCCAGGCAGCGAGTTCGATATCGCGCTGGCGGCCATGTACGTCAACAACGGCGCGGACCCGGACGAGATCTGGATGGACGGCAACGCGCGCGCCGAACTCCAGCGCTCGCTGCGCGTCGGCGGCACCAGTGGTGCCGCCTCGGGCTATCGGACCAACATCGTGACCGGTGACGGCTCCACGACGATCGGCAGTTCGGTGACCGGCATCGTGAACGCGAACACCGG